AAAAATAGCGGCTTTTATATTGATGTTGATAAAATGATAAGGTTGGGCATTATTAGGCAAGTAAAGGTAACGATTAACGGCACTCCTGTTAAATCAGTTTTATCTGCTAAATCTGGAAATAATGGTTTTGTTGAATTTTTAGTGAGACCTTTGAGGCGTAAGGGCGACTGTCTTGTTATTAGAAAAATTCGCGGCAATGTTAAAATAACAATATCCAAAAGTAAGTAAGTAATGCCATTACCATTCAACTTTGACTTTAAAAAACCAAATTACGCAAAGGTGTTTTTACATCGTCAGAAGATGTTAAACAAGATTCGCGCAAATCCTGAAATGCTTGGTTACTTGCGCTTATTCTATCGTGAAAACCCTGCTCAATTTATAATTGATTGGGGTTGTACCTTTGATCCTAGAAACATAGAGCGCGGATTGCCAGCGGTTGTACCTTTCTTGCTATTCCCTAAACAAGAGGAGTGGATAAAATACACGCTAGACAACTGGAAGAAACAAGAGCCTATGACAACGGTAAAAAGTCGTGATATGGGCTTAAGTTGGCTTTCTGTTGGCTTGGCTGTTTCTCTTTCATGCTTTCACAAAGAAATGGTTGTTGGCTTTGGTAGCCGCAAGGAAGAGTATGTTGACAAAATAGGCGCACCAAAAAGCCTATTCTATAAGGCTCGAATGTTCGCAAACATGTTGCCTTATGAATTCCGCGCTGGCTTTGATAGAGCCAAAACAGCGCCACACATGAGAATAACCTTTCCTGATACTGGTTCAGTAATAGTTGGTGAATCTGGTGATGGTATAGGCCGCGGTGATCGCAGTTCAATATATTTTGTTGATGAAGCGGCATTTCTTGAAAGGCCGCAACTTGTTGAAGCTTCACTTTCACAGACAACAAATTGTCGTTCAGATATTTCAACGCCAAACGGTTCTAATAATCCATTTGCTGAAAAGGTGCTTGGTAAAAAGATTGCTGGCTTTGTTTTTCATTGGCGCGACGATCCAAGAAAGGATCAAGCTTGGTATGATAAGCAGTGCCGCATTCTTGATCCTGTAACCGTGGCGCAAGAGATTGATATAAACTTTAATGCTTCTGTTGAGGGTATCGTGATCCCATCTTCATGGGTTCAATCTGCTATTGATGCTCATGAAAAGCTTGGTATTGATCCCTACGGTGAAAAAACTTCAGCGCTTGACGTTGCTGATAAAGGTAAGGATGAAAACGCACAAGCATTCAGAAATGGCATATTGCTTGAAGATGTTGTTAGTTGGCATGGTAGCAGCGTTGAAGATATTTTCGGAACTACAAGCAAAGCTTTTGATAATTGCGATCAGAAAGGTTATCGAAGATTAAAGTTTGATTCTGATGGTTTGGGTGCTGGTGTTCGCGGTGATGGTCGTGTTCTTAATGAATCAAGAAGTGGTGAAATCGAAGTAATACCGCATTATGGTTCATCTGGTGTTGTTAATGGTGATTTGCCAGTTTTTGAAGGTGATGATTCAGATAACCCAAGATTGATAAAAGAGTTCTTTGCCAACTATAAAGCACAAAGCTGGTGGAGTATAAGAGACAGATTTAAACTGACACATGAAGCGGTAACACAAGGCCGTGATTTTGACCCTGCAAATATAATTTCAATATCCTCAAAATGTAGTAACCTAAACAAGTTAATTACCGAGCTTTCACAGCCAACATACAAAAAAGATGGAAAAGGCAAGGTATTAATAAACAAAGCGCCTGATGATGCTAAAAGCCCCAATGGTGCTGATAGTGTTGTAATGTGCTATGCTCCTGAAGAATTACTTGATGAAGCTGGTGGTTGGTAAATAATGTGGAATCCATTTAAAAAACAAACAAATTCTGAGGTTATGGTTTATACAAAAGAGCAGCAACAAGCTGATTCTTACTTTGGAATTGTTTTAAACGCTGTTAGAACAATCAGCAGTCGCTTTTCTAATTGCGTTTTTGGTATAACACCAGATGGTAAACGTGATTACAATCAATTATTTGGTTATGGGATTCCATCATTTGAGGAATTTTACCAAATGTACAAATACGGTGGCATTGCTGGCGTAATTTGTGGGAAATTGCCTAAAGCTTGCTGGCGCGATATGCCAGAAATATTTGATGGTAACGATAACCAGATACTTAAAAAAGAGTTACGCATTCTTAAAAGAATGGGCTTTTTTAAGGCTATGGAAAGAGCCGATATTTTAAATAGAATAGGCACATTTTCAGTTTTATTAATTGGCATTCCTGACGGTGAAGATTTAAATAAGCCAGTTGGATCAGCAAGGCGCGGATCATTTAAAGGTATGTACTTTAATGTTTACCATTGTAAAGGCGCTGAAATAGTAAAATATGATACTGATCCAGCTTCAGCGCGTTACGGCTTGCCTGAATTGTATCAGCTTCAGGTTATTGATCTTGACGGTTCAAGTAAGAAGCAAATCGTTACCACATCAAGAATTGCCCATTATTCAAGGATTGTTCATTTCGCTGAAGGTGCGCTTGATAACACCATTGAAGGAACATCAGCACTTGAACAGCCTTGGCGCTGCTTATTGGATAAGGAAAAAACACGCGGTTCATCTGCTGAATCTTATTACAGAAATTCAAGGCAAAAACTAGCGCTTGAAGCTGAAGGTGGCGCACAAGTTACAAAAGACAAGCAAAAGGTTGAACAGCTAAAAGAAAACGTAAAGAATTTTCAAGATGGCTTTGAAGATGTTTTACGGCTTCAGAATATGAAAGCAAACATGCTTCAACCACAAATGGCAAGCCCTAGAGACACCTTTGATATTTGCGTTGAAGAAATAGCAGGTACAACAGGTATTCCCATTAGAATATTAACAACTAAAGCTGGTGGTGTTGTAACGGGTTCAGAGGATAAAGCAACATGGAACGCTTTAATTCTTGATAGACAAGATCAAGAGTGTTCAGTAAATCTTATTGATGCGCTTCAGATAATGGCTAATGCTGGAATTATTGAATTGCCTGAAGATGTTGAAATTGTATGGCCTAAACAATCAGCGTTATCAGAAGTTGAAGCATCTGAAGTAAGCAAGAATAAAGCTGATGCTTTTAAATCTGCTGTTGATGGGCTTTCATCAAGTGGCGCTGATCAAGTAAAAGCAAAATCAGTATTTAAAGAAATTGGTTTTGAAGATGTTGAAATTGAAGATGTTGATTTTGATGATGATGATGATGAAACAAAAAAAGTGGTTGATGAATTAATACAGGCTGAATAACAAAATGATTAACCGAGTTCACAAGCAATCACCAATACTTAATGAAACGTTATTTCAATATAATGATGCTGATATAAGAAAGGATATTCTTTCAAATCTTTCTTTTAATTGGGTTGATATAGTTTGTCTTGATGAAAATGATGATCCAATCACGCCATCTTCAGGTGAATTTATTGTTTATGTTAAAACCAATGAATTAAGCGGATTTGAAAAGGTTGATAGGCCAATACAGGCCGCTAAATGTGGCGGATCTTCAATGCCTGATGGCTTTCAGCTTGGCGCGTTTTATGGCTCATTCATTCTTGAATTAAAGGTTATTCCCGTTGATGTTGTTGGTGCTTCTAGTTATATAACATATGTAAGGCAGTCTGATTTCGGGAAAACGCCAGTATTACCCACTAAAACCTATGATGAAGCAATTGCTTCTGGTGAAATTCAGGGAGCATATGGTTTTTTTGCTTTTGGTCGAAATCAATCTATTTCAGCAGACACAGAAGAGTTTGTTATTGATTTTGCTAATCAATACACATTTCTTGAAACTGCTGAACAGCTTTATATTTCATCAAGTTCAGCTTCTGATACATCGGTTACAATGGTTATAAGGGTTCTTGATGAAAACTATGTTCAACATGACATAGTACAAACCATCAACGGGCAAGCAAAAACACCAGTAAACCTACCAAACGCGCTAAGAGTTATATTTACTTTTAATGGTGGTTCTACTCTTCAGCAGGGTGATGTTTATGTTTATTCTGATACCACTGTTACAAATGGCGTACCAGATGATTTAACAAAGGTTCTTGCCAAGTCTGACACAGCAAAGCAGCAATCAAACATGGCTAACTTTACCGTTCCATTTGGTAAATATGCTTTGATAAGGGC